ACAGTTCGACCACCTCGCGCTCCCTTGATGTCAAACTCGCCATGCTGAATGTCTCCCCCACATCACGCCGCCATCACGCCGACAAGCCTACACTGATTGCAAGTTGCACCACTTGATGAAAGTAAATGACTGTTTATAACGTGACACTGGCCTTTTAATGCCCATCCTTGCCCATCCCCCGCTTACGCCCCGTCAGACTCACCGCCGCCCATGATTTGTACAACGTTTTGGCCCTGTTGTACCCCGTTTTGCCGTCGTCTGCGCCATGCGAGCCGGTAAGATTGCCGGGGTATAAGCGGGGGGCGTGTAAGGTGCTAGGCTGCAATTTGCTCCCAAAATTCCATTGTCGATTGCGTTGGCATCTTAGCTGATTTGCCAAGGTTGCACTCCGCACAAAGTGTGTGCAAATTCTCTATGACCGTCTTACCGCCCATCGCAATAGGTATCTTATGATCGACGTGCAGCTTTACGTCAGGCGCAGAGCGACCGCACGATTTGCAAGTAAACCTGTCTCGCTCCAAGATCTCCCACCGCAAACGAGGTGTCATCTTATCTCGCTCAGAGCGCTCTGCTTCGTCCTCGCCGGTTCGGTGATATACCGCCTCAGTAAGTGACAAGACTTTGGCGCAGTCACTACATAGTTGTTTGCCTGCCCACTCGTAAAGCAAATCGCCTGAGTAGATGGGCGTTTTATGAAAACTGCTTTGACAAATTCCGTAATGGTTATTCCATCGCGCAGACGGAAGCAATGCGCTAATGAAAGACTCGACAGCCGATACGACTTGCAATTCTGCACCTAACCCATACCTATCCCTGTCGCACATCCTCAAAACACGGAACTCGTCGCGCCCCATGCTAGAGCCCCATCCATTGACGGTGGTGCCGGGAATGTCAATAGAACGTCCGGCAGTGGACTGCCCAGAATGTAGATGGGCAACCACATTTATCGAACCCCCATGCCCTATGTACCAACCAAAAGCAATAGTGTATTGATTAATGCCATCAGCAATAGGAGCAGAATCAAAACTCTTGCTTTTTTCTGCTGCGCGTCCTATAGCGAATAGCAATTGCACAACATATCCACGCGCCGCTGAAATAAACTCACGTAAGTCATCATTCGTTAGCGATTCCCTCATCTTGTGTCCTTCCCCCTCACACAAAATCCACGTAGCTGGTCATGTGCCGCTGTGCCTGCCAGAGCATCAAGGCTCTACAGACAACGGTATCATCGTGAGCCCCGGCCGGCGCGCTGTAGCTGCTGCGCCCGGTCGTTGGGCTAACGGTGCGCTCGTATGCCTCAAGCTCTGCCGTCCACACCGGGTCAGCCTGCCATTGCCATTCGCTGCGCTCGAACGCAAGCGCCATGTTTTCGATGAGCGGCGGCTTGCTCTGCGCGGTAGTCGTGAACCCGACGACGGGTAGGCCCTGCCGCTGCAACATCTCGAACACCGGGGCGCCTATCGAGTTCAATTCTGTCAGGATGCTCACCGGCTTCCACTTCTCGGCCAACGCCTGTAGCCGCTGCGTCTGAACGTGGTAGTCAACCTGGTTGAAACGGTCGCGCGCTACCTCCTGCCGGCACGTCACACAGCCGACGCTGAAACAAGAGTAGTCGGATTCCCGCGCCCAGTCGCAGCCCGCTACGATGTGGTGACCAGCGTGCGTCTCCGGCGTCGTGTCGAGTGGCGCGGTGAGACAGGCGACGATGTTGCGGAAGACGGAGCCGCCGTCCTCTAGGAACTCGGCTAAGATTTCCTGTCTGTACACGCGTTCGGGCAACTGGTCGCGTGTGCTGTCTAGTTCGGCACGCTCCACGAATGGATTGTCGTAGCTGGTGAAATGAAACGCCTTCCATGCGCTGTCGTAGTTGGCACGTTGGTAGATGTGCCAGAACCAATTGCGCCCCTTCGGTGTACTGATGAACAGCGCGCCGCCCTTGCGGTCTGCCAGTGCAGGGCGTAGCACCTCCGTCCATGTTTCCTCTTTCAAGAACGCACATTCGTCTAACACAACAAAGTCAAGCCCCTCACCGCGTAGGCTGTCGGGATTATCGGCTGACTTAATCTGCACGCTGCCGCCGCTTGGTAGCGTTATCATGCGCAACGATTCTTGCACGTCCACACCGGGAACCTGTGCCGCTAGACTGCGCATCATGCGCCACCCGATAAGCGCGATACCATACGACGGAGCAACCCACCACGCCCGCCCACGGTTGGCAGCAATGGCAAAGCACATCAGCGCGCCGAGTTTGGTTTTGCCAAAGCGCCGGCCCGCCGATACTGCACGGAATCGGTGCGTGTCCTCAAATATGGCACGCTGCCCGCTATGTAGGTTCGGTAGTTCTAGCGTCAGTACCGCCACCGTCACCCCACGTTAGCCGAATCGTTACCGCATCGCCGTTTGCGCCTGTAATCTCCGTGCGCTCAGTGTACCCCCGCCCCTTGCCCTTCGTGCGCAGCCGGAACTGCACCGCCCACGGTTCGCCCGCGATTATCGCCTGATACAGCTTCATCTCCGCGGCGTCGTCTACCTCGCCGTCCTGCTGCTCCATCTCGGCGCGCACGGCGGGGTAACGGTCGCGGTAGTTGTAGATGGTCTGCGCCTCGCACCCTAGCCGCTTGGCAGCAAGATAGACCATGCCCTTCGTTTCGCGGAGGGCGTCAATTATCTGCTGTTGGGTGTACTTCTGTTTCGCCATCGCTGTATCTAAAATCCTAAAAATTGCCTCTGGACATCACGCGCGAGGTGCTATATACTGGACGTTATGACACCACTTGAACTGCGCGAGAAACTACTGGACGCAAAGAGCCAACACCGGCAAGGGCTTATCGACATCGACACCCTGTATGCCGCCGCCGATGAATACATAGAATCGCTCAAGGCGTTCAAAAAGCGCACGCACGCCAAGTTAAGCATCCCCTCCCGCGCCTACATTATCCGCGCCCTGTAAGTCGCCAATCTCCACCGGCCCGCACGCCTGCGTAGCCTTGCGCGGGTCGCCCTTCACAAATACGAGCACGTTCTGGTGCGTCTTTCCCAACTTGCGCCCGCTTTCAAACTGCTTGCCCACCCGAATAGGCAACGAGCCGACCGCCGTCACTAATACCGCCTCGTTATACAGCCGTGCGCCTGCCGCCTGAAACGCCGCTATCGTGTCAGATACAAAGTTGTAGTACATGCCCTTCTTGTCGCGCACGTCGCCCACCACGAAGCAGGCGAAACGGTTATCACGCAGCCGCTGCACTGCGCCCGCTACAATGTCACGATACGCCGCCATAAAGTCGGGATAATCCATCGTGCTAATGTCGCGCGGGTCGTCGCTGTATACCTCAAGATCAGCGTATGGCGGGCAACTGAATACAAAATCAAACTGCTCATCTGGCATTGCCTCGCGGCTGTCGCCCACAATCCAACGGGGCATGTTATCCGGTACGATTGCCTGCGCCTGCTCCACGTTGGCCGCTATCTGCTCAGGGCGCAGGTCTACGCCGGTATAGTGCCGCCCCAACACAGCCGCCACAATACCGCGCACGCTGCCGCCCGCAAACGGGTCGAGCACCGCGCCGGATGGCGGGCAGAACCATGTATAGGCGAGTTCGCAGAGTACGGGGTCAAAAATGGAAGTGCCGGTCGCCATGTTCTCCGTGCCTGTCCGCGTTGCCCAATGGGGCAACGCGGGGGCGTCGTTGACATTGCTCCTGCGGTCGGCGGCGCGCCTGCCAGCGGCAAGAATCTTGCCGCTGGCTTCGTCTTTGCGCTCTACACCCGTCGCCCATGTTAGGCGGTTAGTCTGCACCCTGCCCCCCCTACCACATGCTCACCGCGCATCAGGTCTTGCCCGAACGTGCGCGCCTTACCCCGCGTCATACTTCGCCTTCCGCTGCATCGGGTCGTTATGCATTGCCATGCTTACCCCCCCCCCGATTTATGTCTAGGCGATTGCCGTCGCTGAGTGTTCCACTCAGCGACGGCGGCGGGGTCGGTAATGCCTGCCATCGCTGCCGACATATCGAGCGCGTTCTCTCCCCGCCCTAATTCGCTCTGTATTCCCAACGCAATCCACGCCGATTTGCGCGCCTGCCAATAGCCCTGACGCGCATCCAGTACGCTAAACGGCGGCACTAGGAAACGCTCGGCTAACGTCGCGCGGGCTTGTTCTTCCGTCTGCGCCGTGCCGTCGCCGGCTTCCTGCTCAAGGTCGCCGCCTATCCCCAACTCGAACGGCTCAAAGCCCCACGCGAGCAAATCATCCTGCTCGAACTGGTCGGCCAGCATGTCAAAATCCCATGTGCCGCCCCGCTTGTTCGCTACAATGTTCGCGCGTTCGGCTTGGCGTTCCGTCCACCGCACTTGCCGGTAAGCGTATTTCTTGCCCTTCCAAATCACGAACCCATGCGCTACCGTGCCCTGTGCGTCGGGAGCGTCGAGTACCTCAGTAAGCACAACGTCACAGGCGTTCAAATCAAAAACGCGGCTGCGCTGATTGCCGCCGATTATCTCGTCACTATTCAGGTCGTGGACGATGCCGCCCAAGTCGCCAAGTTCCGCGAGGTCAATCGCAAGCGCCTCGTATTGCTTGGCTGTAATCTGGCGCGGGTTCTTATGGTACTGTTTCGCCATTACCCCCACCCCTCACCGCCTCCAACACCGCCCCCGCGTCCCCCGGCTGCACGAACACCGTGCGCCCAATCTGCACGCGCCGCAATGCCAGCGTCAACGGCACAGGCGCGCCGTACTGCATCCCTACAGGCAACCCGTACCACTTACCGTCGCGACCCCGCGCAATGCGTACAGCGGGCGTGAAGTGTACCGTCAGTGTCTGCGGCACGCTTGCTGTCGTCACTGAAACACCTGCTGTAGTGTTCATGTTGGATGCCGTCACAGTCGGCGCGCTGTCGAACAGTGCCCCATGTGGCGCGGGGGCGTTGGGGTAGTCGGTCATTGCCGTCACCATCCCAACTCAAACCGGGTGTTCTCAAATATCTGCGCCAACTGGTCAGAGATGGCGAACCGTTCCCGGTTGATTTCCAGCGACTTCGCAAAGTTGCCGTCCGCGTGCCGCATCGAGGCTGCATTCCAGTCTGCGAACATCTCAATTATGTCCATCAACGACATACCATCAACACCGTTGACATTGTGTTCGGGATGGTGCGGGTTGACGGCGTAATGGTGCTTGAGGGATTCGCCAAGTTCCGCAATGCCCGCCTTGTATTCGTCGCTGCCATAGGTCAAGCCCTTGAGCTTGGGCGTTACAACGTCAAATATTTCCTTTTCTGGCGATTGCAGTTTGCTTTCGTCGTGCATTTCTGCCCGTAGGAGCAAATCAATGGCGATGGCGCTGAGATTGCGCTGTACCTTGCGAATATGGTCTAACGTGTCTGCCGTGCTGTCGTAGTCAGTCATCCCAACCCAACCCTTCCGCGGTCGCTTCGCCGTCGCTGTGGTCGTCAATGTACTGCTCAAGTGCGTCAATGCGCGTCTGCTGATGTACCATCACTTCGCCCAACTGCGTCCTAACGCTTTCTTCGCGCATGAAAAAGTACAACGCAATCAGCAGCCCCGTAGCAAGCCCCATGCCGAACACTATAGCGCCGAGCAACACGCCGTCAGTCATGCCGTCACCCCCGCGCGCCCTGCCGCTATCGCGCCCTCTAGCAACTCCACCCGCAACGTCAACGCCTGCAACGCATCCACAAGCCGCACGAACTCAGCGCGCATCTTGTCGTCGGCCGTGCGGCAATCGGCGGCATAGCGGGGGTCGCGGAATGGCACGGTGCGCAGATTGCGCGCGTCGATGGCGTGCGC